GACTTAATACTAATATAGCTGCAATGACTCAAACGATGCACTTGCAATTCCATATTAGATTTGATGAGAAGTTTAATTGTATTATTAATCACCTAGGTGAAGATATTAATCCAATGACACTTTCAACAGGTGAGCGTAAGAAAGCAGACTTTATTGTTATTATCGCAATCATTAAGATCTTAAAGTTAAGATTCCCACAACTAAACCTTTTGTTCTTGGATGAGTTATTATCTTCAGTAGATCATGATGGCGTTTACAATATATTAAAGATTTTAAATCAAGTAATTAAAGAACATGAAATAAATACATTTGTAATTAATCACTCGGTATTACCACATGAGATATTTGATAAGAAGATACAAATATATAGAGAGAATGGCTTTTCTAAGTTTACTATCGAAAACATAGATTAACTAGGATATATAATAAAAGAATTAAAAATATACAAATAATATTATGCCAATATCAGCAAGACAATTTGGAGTTAAAAACGACGCTTCAGCATTAAACCTAACAGGATATACCGATCATGGTATATTGTTAGTACAAGATTCAGCAGCAGCACCGGGATTTAACGGAGGAACACCTTCTACAGAAGGAGTTCAATGGAATATGGGACCAGACGAAGAAAGGTTCGAAAATATTATTGCTTATACTAAACCTGCAATAAACGATGATTCTTCAGGCGATCTTACTACCGAAGGTACTATTGATACTGCAGGATATGAGCCAGGAGACGCAGTAGTAAATTATCAATACAATGGTGCAGGTAGAAAAATATCTTTCATAGGATGTTCTGATGCAGATTTTTTAGGAGTATCTCAAGATTTAGTTCCTAATGAAAATTTTACTAGTACTACTGAAGCAGCTAACTATTTTAATAATGTAGCAGAATCCGCATGGACAAACTATGTTGCACAAGGTGAAAGCCCAACTCCTGCAACAACACAAGCACCAGAAGCAACAGAAGCAACACAAGCAACCACTGTTGTAGATGGAGAAGGTCCAAGAGATGAAGGAGAAGAACCAACCTTTGCAACATCTGCAACAACACAAGCGCCAGAAGCAACAGATGCAACAACCGAAAGACTTATTGAAAAGCCAACAGGTGAAGAAGGCGGAGGAGAATAATCTACTCTAATTTAATTTAATTAACTAAGGATGGCCAATAGAAATATTGGCCATTTTTGTTTGATCAGAAAAGATGATATATAATATATGGCTACATACAATTTAAAATTTAATAAAGACGATTCAGTTATCAGACATGTCATTGTTGGTCTATTAGCAGACCTTAATGATAAATTAAGCTTTTATAGACAGATTAGTAATGATGAAAGGGCAGAAATAGATGTACCTTTCTTTTATGCAGTATCTGGAGATGAAAACTTTATGAAAGATAGCTTCTTATTCTCTAGCGTCAATGGAGAGTCATGTGATCCTAATGGAGATTTTGCAGATGGTAATTACGATAAAGTACCAAGAGGTATTGTAAACCTAACTTCATTCGCAGTAGATCCATCAAAGCTAGTTAATAAAAGAAACATGGGTCATTATATGATGATGAACGAAGATGGCTTAATGGAAGGTTATGTCGCTGAATTCGAAATGATCCCATGTATAATAGGAGTTGATGTTGAAATATTAGTATCAAGTCAATTAGACCTATTTAAAGTTACTGAATCTATTGTAAAGAAAATGTACAAGGCTAATTTCTACCATGTAGATGCTGGACATTTAGAAGAGGGAACTTACAGAATTACATCTGAGTATATGATGCCAGATGATTATACACAAGATAGACCTGTTGAATATTCATTTGATGATAAACAAAACCATAAAGTTAGTTTCTCATTAGAGATTAATGCATTTATACCATCATTTGACTTTGAAGAAGATGTTTATAGAAAATTCACTAGAACTGCCTATGCTAATGCTATTGTTGGAGACTATGTAGATCCTAATGGATTCTTAGATCCTACAGTACATCCACAAGTATATTACGATACTTATGAGCCAGCTAAATGGGAAGCTAATGGAGAACAATGGATTAAAACAGAAGTTGGGGTAGATGTAACCGACTCAGTTATTTCAGAAACATTAGGTAATCAATTAACAACAGAATCTCAAATTAAACGACTTACTAGACGTAGAAAACAATCTAATAGAATGTTCGGTATTGGTAATAGTAATCTAACCGTACCTGGTATGGGAACTCCAGATAGTGCGCTACTTGGAGACAATTACGAGGTAAAAGCAAAGCAGACACCGTTCGGAGATAAAATAGACTAATAATTTGATAGATATATACAATAAGAAAACATAAAAATTTCAAAATGACAAATACATTTAACAAAGGAATTAAGTCACCTATCTTAGAAGAAGGGCAAGGATATATTTTCCATGCCGCAGGTGGAGATTTCAAAATCACAGGAAGTCATATCGAAACTGTAGCTGAAACTAATGAGACATTTAGAACTTTAGTAGCAGCAGGGAAAATATTCGATATTAACGAATCTGGTATCTCTTTTTACTATGATTACAATGCTAAATCACCAGTAACTAAAATACAAGAAGGTTCAGTAGAAAACTTTGATAGCTATTTAGCTTTAACTGAAAAGTTATCATTCTTAGAAAAAACTGCAAAAGAACTTAGAACTTCTTATGGTACAGGTGAAAAATCCGGAGCTTTAACAGAAGCTAATAAGGAAATTAAAACTACTAAAGCTGCAATAAACGAAGCGAAAGCTAGTAGCTTAACAGTAAGATTCTCATACGATGTAAATGAGAACGTATATAAAGCAGGTAATATCGAAATGCCAATTGGTTCTGAAGATAAACTATCTGAAGTATTCTTTGCATCAGCATATATTAAATATGCAGATAAAAAATTAATCGAAGCATTTCAATTAGCATGTGAAAACTATAACTCATATAAAGTATTAGATTTTATTACAGAATCTAAGAAAGGTGATGTTACTGTTGTAACAATGAGAGCTGAAAAAAATGCATTTGTATTCAGAGCAAACGAATCTACTAAATTAGCTAGCTTTGAAAAAATGCTAAGTAATGCAGCAATAGAATATGTAAAAGAACAAACTGGAGCAGATATTACTGAGCAGTTCGAAGATCTTTTAGAGTCTAATGCAATATTAGAATCTAAGAAAGCAGAAACTAAAGCACTTTACAAAGAAATGTTATCGTTCTTATATGACCAAAAAGGTAGATTAGCAGAAGCTGATAGAAACCTTCCGGACATTAAAGCTGCTGATAAATTAATAGGATCTGAAATTACTAAAGTAAATCAAGTAATAGAAGCCCTAGAAGAAGATGTATTAACTATCGAAGATGGTTATATTGATGCTACATTAAAAACAAATGTTGAGGGACTTGAAGAAGCCTCTTCAATTAAAGTGGATGCTGTAGAATATACACAAGCTGGTAAGAACGATATTCTAACTGTATTTGTTGATAGCAAACCATACAGAATAGAAAAGTACAAAATTGAAGTTCCTTCTTAAGAAGATACTACTTAATACACATCACGATCTATTAAGAAAAAGCCCATTCGAAACAAATGGGCTTTTTTTAGTATAACTAGTAATCTAATTAAACACACACTGTGCCAAGAAAAAAGAATTACTTAAATAACAAAGACCTATACAATCAGATTGTACAGTCTTTAGAAGATGATAAGCTAACAAAGGACGCTGAGAAGATGTTGATACTAATCGCAGAAAGAGCAATTAGAAAACTAGTTTATCTAAATATAGACGATAAGAACGACTGTATGCAATTTGCAATATTAGACCTTCTTAAGTACTGGAGAAACTTCAACCCTAAATATACTAACGCATTTGCATACTTTACGGAGATTGCAAAAAGAGGTTACGCTAAAGGCTGGAATAAAATCCACCCTACTAAATATAAAAATACAATGTCAATGGATCGTATCAACACTAAAGGTGGTGATGGCGAATCTGGAATGTTTAATATTTAATGTCAATAAAGAACTTAAAACCTAGTGGCAACTCAGGATTTGTACAAGGGTATTACAACCCATTAAATCCAGATAAGTATATCGGTCCAACGCCGATCATTTATCGTTCCTCATGGGAAAGAAAGTTCTGTATTATGTGTGATAATAAAGAAAGCGTATTAAAATGGTCAAGTGAACCTGTAACTATTAAGTATAAATGGTCAAAAGATGGTAAAGAACATAAGTACTATCCAGACTTCTATATGAAAACTGCAGGTGAAAATGATGAAGGTCCGGTGGAATGGCTGGTTGAAATTAAACCAGAGGCACAGATTAAAAAACCACTCCCGCCTAAGACTAAATCTAAGAAGGCACTTAATTCCTATAAATTCTTAGCCGAAGCCTATATTAAAAATCGTGATAAATATGCTTATGCAAATGCTTGGTGTGAAAACCGAGGTTGGCGATTTATAGTCTTAACTGAAAAGACACTTAAATAATGGGACAAGTTAAAAAACAAATAGGAGAATTATCTAAAGAAGCTGGCGGCATGGCAAAAGCAATCACTGCAGCAGAAGATTGGTTTAACACTTCTAAAAAGGCTGTTAGAGAAAAAGCAGTAGCTAGATCAGCAGGTCCATTCCAACAAGGTAAGATATATGTGTTCAGATATGAAAACCCAATTGCCGCAGAATGGTGGGATAGCAATCCAGTAGTATTGGCACTGAACCGCTCAGATACAGGTAATGACATGGGTATTAATCTTAATATGTTACCAGTCCCTGTAAAGCAAGACCTCTTAGATTTCATCTATGAGCAATATAAAGGCTATATACAAGGACAGAATAGAGGTTCAAAAATGGAGAACGCTAGAGCACAAGGACCATTATCATTATCATACCAAGGAGCTAAAACATTCCTAAAGAGATATGGCTTTGATTTTGCAATTAGACAGTATGCCACAACTCGTAAATCTCAGCAAGTTGTAGTGTCATACGAAAACTGGGCAAGAATAGCCCTGTGTGACTTTTTAGAGCTCAATGGCTCATCAGTTGGACAGATAAGGGCAGCCTTCAGAAACCATCTAAATAAATGAGATATATAAAACAGAAATAATACTATATTATGGCAGGATTTACTGACAAACGAAACGGACCGCTTAGTTCAAACACAAGACCATTTAGCCTTTCAAATGCTTTGAAAACGCTAAGTTCTTTTGGTATGCGCTATGATGACATGGTGCTAAGACAATCTCAAGCAATTGGTCCAATGGAAGATCAGTTCGGTTACAAAGAGATGAACCCGTTCGGATTAGACAACGATGATATTTATGGTGCATTTGCTGCACTATCCATGGGAGATATAAACATGAAAAAGAACGTACCGTTCTTTGATACTGATTACCCAGGAAAAAGAGACGAACTTAGAAGGTTTGCACAGAATGATGAAATTGAAGATATACTAGATATACTTTGTGATGAAGCAATAGTATATGATGATAAAAACTTCTTTGCTCAACCAGATATAGCAGGACTTGATGTATCAGATGATGTACAAAAAGACCTTAACAAATACTTTAGACAAATCTATCACTACTTTGGATTTAATGGTGAACAATCAGCTTGGTACTTTTTTAGAAAGTTCTTAGTAGATGGTTACTTATCATTTGAGATAATTTATTCCCCAGACCAAAAGGAGATTATAGGTTTTAAAGAGATTGATCCAGTTACTCTAATGCCAGGTTACAATAAAGACGATGGTAAAAAAGTATGGGTTCAGTTTAAAGATGATCCAACAAAAGAAAGAGTGTTATATGATTCTCAAATCATTTATATTGCATACTCTTCACTTTCAACAGCATCGAGAGTATCTTATGTTGAAAGATTAATAAGATCATTTAACCTACTTAGAATTATGGAACACACCAGAGTAATCTGGGCAGTGACTAACGCTTCATTTAGAATGAAGTTTATTATACCTGTAGGTGGTAAATCTAAAACTAGAGCAAAACAATCGTTAGCTCAGTTAATGAATAACTATAAAGAGGTAGTTGATTTTGACTTCGAATCAGGAACATTAGAAACTGATGGTAAGCCAATGCTACAATTTAGTAAAGAATACTGGTTACCTTCTAAAG